CTGAAGATATGCCGTATGTCCCTAGATAGATAGAGTATCTATTATATATATGGGGTACGGGGGGGGCGGTGTGGGGGAGTGTCTGGGTTTAGTCTTTGTGTTTCCTCATCTCATCCTGTGAGTGGGTCTGATATATCACACATATATCTCTGGGAGCTTGACTGGGTTCCTGGAAGTGTGGTAGACTGTATACGTACCGGTAGAACGGTGGACTATCTTGGAGGGGCGTTGTTCTACTAGTACACAGCTATGCCATATAAGGCCCAGGATTGTTCGGGATAATACCTGAGTAGTCCTGGGCTTCTCCTTTATACTGGGTAAGGCTTCTCCCATCTGGATCTGTGATGGACAATACCTGAACTATCTGAGTTAAAGATACCTCTAGTATTAAATTAAAGTATACCCTATACACACGGGTGAGTGAACCTATCTGTGTTTGTGATGGGGAAGTCCAGTTGAAGCTTATAATATAATGCTTGTAGACAAGTTAGCTCACCTGTATACATGCAGTTAGGCATTTGTTATTCCCCTCTCTTGAATATGTATTATCACTATTAGAACTATTAGAACTTGTGATTTGCGGCGAATCATATTAAAGTTTTGTTTTGAGTTGCGGCGAGTCACAAAACCTGCTATAATACTTCTAGCTGCTAATACGGGCAGTGATTACCAAGGAGATTAAAATGAAGCTAGGTTCAATGTTCACAGTAAGACAAGCAGTAAGCAATGTTAAATACTCAATCGAATTGTTGGTTGAGAGAATCGTCTGGATGTTCTAATCATGCCCGCTAAATATACTGGCAAAAACAGTTATACTGATAAATTGGAAGCAAAGATAGCAGAACTTGATAGATTAAAAGCTTTAGAAAAAGAGGTTATTCTTGTAGAGGATCCATTACTATTAGAGGAAGGAGAGTAATATGACTAAGAAGAATATTAAGATTGAAGTTTGTGAGTCTTGCGGGAAACCCAAAGTGACCGAAGAAATGAACGCCTTTACAGCAGTACAAGAAGCAATGCAGTATATAAGAATTAACGACAACAGTCCATATATGGTAGAAGAACTGCCACTTTACGAAGGGAAGATAATGTGAGTAATACAATTACATATGCAGGAGTAATCCATATGATTATAGGCTTTACTATTGGTAGGATTATAGGCATTATGCTTATTAATAAATTGGAGAAACGTAATGGTAAATGAGATTATATTCATGACTGTTATGTTTGCGGCGATTACCATTATTATTAAAGGTTTGTGCGGGATTGCAGGGAAATTGATTAAATGAACTATTTGAATTTAAATATACCTACGTTTCTTGCTTACCTTGATACAGGGTTCTTATACAACGAGGAACCTAACTATAAGAATGATGCTATACCAGTTGAAGTATTTAATTTTACTTCTATACCACAACGCTGTGGTTTGTTTAGTGTCATGACTGAGTGGGGAACACAGCACGCAAGAGTACCGATCCATTACCTACGCGCAACACCAGAAGCCACAACAGCTTACCCATTGGACTGGTTGCAGCTTTGGGATAACATGTCGTACTACGCAAGTGCCGGCATCTATGACTACTTGAAGAACAGAACAGCTATGATAATGTTAAAGGACAAGACAAGACACAAGGCTAAGTATATGTTTACTATTGACTGGTGCCTTGGACCACAATACCATGCAGGATATGGTGAGATGGCAGCAGGACACAAGTGTGCACACGTCTTTGAGGGTGAAGGTGGACAGTTCTTCATGCAGCCAAACAACAGACTGCTATGGCTAGATGGTGGTGCATGGATTAGTAAGGAACTGACCAAGCCAGACTGGCAAGTCTTTGGCTTAGAGTTCAGCTGTGAATCTACTGGCTCACGTTGGGTATCAGAATCAGATGAAGAGTTATACTTCTACGACTTTAAGGAAAAGCCATGAAGGTTATTGTTTGTTCTATTGCTAAGAATGAAGCACAGTTTGTTAAGCGTTGGGCCGAGTCAGCTAAAGATGCTGATGAGGTATGGTTGCTTGATACTGGTAGTAGTGATGACACTATTAAGATAGCTAAAGAGTGTGGTGTTCATGTTATTGAGAAAGCATGGGAAGATTGGTCTTTTGCGGTGGCTCGAAACCATTTGCTTGATAACCTACCTGATGAGGATGCTTGGCTTATTAACTTAGACCTTGATGAAGTATTGATTGATGGTTGGCGCGGGCATGTCGACAGTGCACCAACTGATGTCAACAGATTAAGATATGAGTACACGTGGTCATGGAAAGAGGATGGCACACCAGGATTAAAGTATCATGGGGATAAGATTGTGCGTAGACACAGTCACCACTGGGTTAATCGTGTACATGAGGTTAACATTACAAAGCCAGGACATGAAGAGCGTCAGGCTTTCGTAGGATTACAGATCCACCATCATGCTGACAACACTAAGCCGCGCAGTCAGTATCTTCCTTTACTTCTTAAAGATATTGAAGAGAACCCTAACAACGACCGTAATACTTATTATGGTGCGAGAGAATTGTTTTTTCACGGGCGATTTGAAGAGGCAACTACTCTATTCAAGCGTCATCTGATTATGCCTGAGTCAACATGGAATGCTGAACGCGCATGGTCAATGCGTTACCTAGCTAAGATGAATCCTACTGAGGCAGAGCATTGGTTGTTGCGTGCTTGCGGTGAGTACCCTTCAGGTGCTGAGGTATGGACTGACCTAGCTAGACACTACTACATAGCAGAGAACTGGATTGGTATGTACTTTGCGGCTAAGCGTGCAATTACCATACCGTACAGTGCAGGATTATATTTGACTGAGCCTGATGCTTATGGCTGGTGGCCTAATGACATGGTTGCTTTAGCTGCTCATCGTATAGGTCTTGATAAGGAAGCAATACAGTATGGTGAGATTGCTCTTGCTTTAAGTCCTGATGATAATAGATTGAAAGATAATTTATTCTTTTATAAGTTGCGCGGATCTAAAATCAATGTGGTCATACCAACCAAGACAAACATCAGTGGCTTGACCAAGCTTGTTAATCAACTGCTTGCTGACACGATGGTGAATAAGATTATCATTGTTGCAGATGGCAGTGAAGCTTATAATAACTTGACTGCAATACCACAGTTCAACAAAGTAATTAAAGTCATGGTCAATGAAGGCGTTGGCATTCATGCTATGTGGAACTTAGGCATGAACATTGCAGGCTATGACGGACACATTGCATTCATCAACGATGATGTGAGTCTCGATAAAGATTGCATGTATGAATTGGGTGGGTCGTTGTCAAAGAATCATGACTATGGTTTGATCTGCCCAAGCTACTCAACAGTTAAACCAACAGAGGATAGAGTTGTTACTGACACATGCCGTAGTAGATACGATGGTACTGGTGGCATGGCCGGCTTCTGCATGGTGCTAGCTGAGAACTTGGTGCCACGTTTCCGCTTTGATGAGAACATGAAGTGGTGGTATGGTGATGATGAGATAGTTGATTGGGTTACTAAACAGAATCGTAAGTGTGTGATTAGCGCGGCGACCAGCTGTACACATGATGATTCTAAAACTATAAAGACCAATCCACCAAAGGACTTTGCTGCAATCGTAGCAAACGACAAGAGAATATACGAAGGAAAGAAGAATGCATAATGCAGCAATGGAGTTTATATACAGTAGCTTTCATGATTGGAAAGATGATAGAACTGATTTGAAAGTATTAGAAATTGGTTCGTTAGATATTAATGGTAGTGTGCGCCCAATGTTTAAACCATTTCAAGCTGAGTACACTGGTATTGATATGCAAGAAGGACCAGGTGTAGATTATATATTAGATGCTGCTAAGTTTATTAACTTTGAAGCTTATGATGTTGTTGTTTGCGCCGAAGTCTTTGAACACACACCTGATTGGAAACAAATAATTTATAATTGTTATAATAATTTAGTTGAAGGCGGAATCTTTATTGGTACTATGGCAGGTGAGGGTAGGTATCCACACTCAGCTATTGATGAGAATCCGATTCGAGAGTGGGAGCATTACTCAAATATAGGATGGTGGGAATTGCAGCAAAGCCTTAAGCAGCAAGGGTTTAAGCAGGTTAAAGTAAATGTATTTGAGAATGATACCCGTTGTTGGGCTGTAAAATAATTAACAATAGATAAGGAAGTTCATATGTATTATGAAAGATTAGAAGAAACAGATAAAAAGTTAGAAGCCATCGAAGCATGGCAGAAGAAGCAGTTAATAAAATTATATGAAAAATCAGAGAAGAAAATAATGAAGGTGTTTAAAAAGTTAGACGCCACAATACCTGAGGAGGTTAAGCGTGGAAGCAAGTGAAGTAGCACTCAAATTAATGTTGATGGTAGAAGAAGGATACACTTTAGATGATGCCATTGCTGACTATAAGAAAGTTATAAATGCTGTTGGTGGATCCATTACTATATCAAGTGGCAACAATACACCAAGCAATGTACTTGGTAAGACAGGTGGACGCAACGTTCCAGTTGTTAAGCATCAAGATATTAAAAGTAAATTAACTCAAACTATTTCTGCTCAAGCAGGAACTGCAGTAACATCTAACTTAGTACAGTTCTAATGATAAAGAAATTTATAGATACAACAGCGGGATTAGCTTTTACTTTGGCTGGTTCTGCTGTTGTCTTTATAACTTTGTCTGGTGACACTAGAAGAATAGCGATGATAGCTACCGGAACAGCTGTTGTTGTTCACTATGTATACGAATTAACGAAAAGAGATTAATCATGGCAAGCAAACAAACACAAGGGCATATCTCTACTCATGACATAGAGTACAATGCTAACCGTAAGATTAGTTGGAAGAATGATTTGGCTTTGCGGCAAAGAAGGAGAACGTTTATTCCAAGGATTCTTAAGCTCTTTAGATAAAAAAGAATTCGAAGTTAAGCGTGACATGTTTCGCAACGGCAGGTTAGTTGTTGAGATAGAACAGAAACATCGTGACCAAGATTGGAAACCATCCGGTCTATCTGTGACCAGTGCCAAGTGGTGGATCTATTTATTTTCTGATGATGCCTTTATTGCAGTTGAAGTTGCACGCTTGAAGAAGTATATTGAAATCAATAATAGTATGGAATTAAAAACATTTGCACCACGTAGCTATAATCCTACAAGAGGATATCTACTGCTCGAAGAAGATGTAAGTAAACTAATGGCAAGTGAACTCTATGATACTAAGGGGAAGAAATGAATAAGTTAGCATGGGATTACATAGTGCCGGTAGTATTGTGTAAGCATCTGAAGAATGCTAGGCCAGGTCAACTAGCACCAGGTAAATTACGTAAGACAATTGGTGGTACGTTACATCAGTGTGCAGCTGATGCTTGGGAAGCAATGGTTGATGCTGCTAGTAAAGAACAAATAGTTTTAAAGCCTACAAGTTCACGGAGACATGTATCGTACACTTGGTCAACAACTTGCTGGCTTTAACCAACGCTACCAGCTGGAGCCTATCGAAGGACAAAGTACCAGGACATATGAAGGTAAGAAATGGTATTTGAAGAAGGGCATGGCTCCACTGGCAGCACCAGGTACATCTAAACATAACTTAGGTATTGCAGTTGACGTAGCTAATGCTAAAGGTCACACGCTTGAGTGGTTAGTTAAGAATGTTAAAGACTTTGGATTCTCATGGGAGGTAGTGCCTGAAGAACCATGGCACCTAAGGTATGTCGCTGGTGATAATGTACCTGCACGCGTTAGGGAGCATCTGGACGCGTCTGGTGGCACTGTAGCATGACATGTGGGCAACGATAAATCACACTGTGAAAGTTAATAACCGAGAGGTACCTTTCCTTGTTGATGACCTGCTGGCTATAACAATTAGGCCAAGGCCCGAGAATGAATGGCAAGCTTTAATGGAAGCTGTTCCCGGTGATGAACCAGAAGGAAGTAAAGATGCACTGCAGCCACTGCGTGAAGCAGTAGTAGATTGTATTGAGATGCTTTCAGAACAAGACCATTTTATTATTGATGCTATGAACTCAGAACAAATAACTTATGATGAGTTGGGCAAACGATTAGGCACATCGCTTACACATGCTTGGCGTCTACGCAATGCAGCATATAAGAACTTAGAACAGATACTAGAACGTCACGCTGTTATAAGAACTTACTTAAGGTTAGACAATGAGCGATGAGTGGGCTAAAGAAGTTGTCAATGATAAAGACATACATGATTTATCTTTAACATCTGAACGCATTGTTCGCGACAACGAGAATGGTTTAACTGTTAACTTAGGTTTGTCTAATGAGTTCTGCATTAACCTTTGCCAACGTTGGACTAAAGCTATACGCTTTTCTGACACGGACTCAACTATCATGGTGTATGCTTTCTTCCAAAGCTTTATAGATTATCTTGATGAGTATTTAAAGGAAGAGGGAATTGACTTCAGAGAGTATCCTGAGTTATAATATTATAATGAAGAAAGAAATTAAATATTATACATGCCGCAAATGCAACACAGATTTCTCTGCGCAGATCCGTCAAGGTAGAGACCCGCAGTACTGTTCCGATAAATGCAGAGGTACTAACCAAGGACCTACTGTTTGGACTTTAACTTGTAAGACATGCAAAAAAGATTGGTCTTTGGTGCGTACCAATAATGGTGGACGCAAGCCACACTTTTGTCCTGACTGCTATGAATCTTCTAACAAAGAACGCCACAAGCAGAGATTAAAAGAACGTGATAGAAGTTATGCTCCTAAAAATAAAGATGATGATAAATTTAAGATGGTTAACTTTGTGCCAGCTAAACCATTAATAGATTATTTAGGACAAAATCTTATTAAGAACGAAGACTGGGCTGTTGTTACATCGCGTGACCGTAGTGCACAAACACAGATGGCAGCTAAGCTTGGCACTGATTATAATAGTTTAACTTACTGGCTTAGACCAGGAGCTATGATGAATGTTTATAAAGCTGATGAGTATGCTATCCGTTTGCGGACTACATCCAATGCTTATCTGGGGAACAAGCTTCTATGAGACGAAACGTGTTGATGAGTCGAAGATTGAGAAGCAGCGTGAGGCTTCACGTAAGTCCATGGAGAAAGCCCGTATGCGTCGTAGAGATACTTTGCTGCAGCAAGGTTACAGTCCAGAGTCAATAACAAGACAAGGTCACCTCCGCAAACCTTCTTGACCATCTCTCGATGACCAGAGTTAATCTGTAGTAAGCCTGAGTCCCAAGTCTTATTCCTATTTAGGTGATATGTCATCTTACCTTTACTATTCCACGTAGCATTGATTGCTTTGATGCGGCATCTTGATTCGCGCCAAGCAATGAAGCTAAACTCTTTTACTGGCAGGCCAGCAGCTTTGATAGCCGGTTCCCACTTGGGACAACTGTTGGTGGCAGCTGATGCTTGAGTGGGTATAGCAAAAAAAGTTATGGCAATAGCCAATATGAGCTTACGCAATAATTTCTCCTTTGTTAAAACTCAGCCGGCAGTATTGCCTGGCTATGAGTTATTCAGCTGATGAGTCAGCCTTCTTATCAACCTTGGCAAATACCGAGTTGATTTCTGTAGAGCTTAGTCTACCATCATCGAGGAAGGCTCTTGATAATCCTTCTACTACGACTGCTACTCCTGCTACGCCAGCCATAAGGCAAGCCTTCCAAATAGGTACGTTAGCTATTGCGCCGGCACCTATCACTCCTAATCCTGATGCTGCAAATGTTGCAAGGATACGTAAAAATATATTATGTAGTTGTTTCATAACTTCTCCTTATTTATTCTTTTCCATTTCCTTAAGTCTATTAATGATATCGTAACGTGCACTGTTTTGTTCATTGCCACCGATAATACCACCTGGGAAACCAAGGAACGAAAATGCTGCTTGAAGTTTTTTAAGATTATCTGAACTGTCTTTAACATTTCCACTTGCAGTTGTTGAACTGTAAATACCTGGTATGTTACGTATACCAGGTATATCTGTACCGGCAAACAATGGATTTAATAAGCGCGACAATGTTGATAGCTGTGGTACTGCAGTTTCAATTGCAGATTCTGCTCTTGCTGGTGCGCCTTCTAATCTTGAACCACTAAAGAATTCTCTACCGGCTATTTGTTCTAATGGTCCACGCACTGCTGGCGTTAATGATGCAAGCAAACTGTTAAGGTCAGTCACACCCTGTTGCAATGGTGATGGTGAACCAGCACCTGGGAAACCAAAGTCTGGCTTAGCATAGATAGCACCATACCCTGGTATCTGGCCAAGAATAGTTCCACCTGCATCAGAAATATAATCAGGAGTCAATGCACCAACAATGTAGTTAGGTGAAAGAACACTAGATCCATCTGCATTCTCAAAGTTTCTACGCGCAGCATTGTACTTCTGATACAGACCTGGGTTTGTATACATGTTTACAAATTGGTTAGGTAAGTTGCGGCTCATCCACATCCAGAACGGAATGAATTGTTTTGCGACTTGGTCTAACTCTGATAGGTCACTATAGTCTATTAAGAATTTAGCTGTGCGGGCAACTGATTCTTGTGCGGTAAGTCCACCCTTAACTCCATCAAAGGTAAAGATAAAACGTGATTGGTCTTCAATTTTATTACCGAATGAACGTGACTTACTTGCTGGTGTTCCTGCAACTTCAGATGCTTTTCGTAAGGCGTCTGATTGTTTGCCACCTGTGAATGGTATTGTACCCGTTGCTTCTCTGCCAGTAATACCTATCTTACCAAAGCTACCATTATAAAATTCTTCTAAGTCACCAAAGCCTGCACCACCACTGTACTTAAGTGCATCTCTTGCTGCAGCTTGGTCAGCTTTATCAATGTTCTTTACCTTAAAGAAATCAGCAATCATGTCATCTAATCTTTCAAACTTTGTTATTGTTGGAGCTGTTTCCTCTAAATACTGATTCCACTTATTGCTAATTTTTATTCCTCTAGCAATGTTGCGTGGGCTTGCACCACCTGCAAACATTTGGAAATAGTTGCTAACAATATTTCTTGTATGGAAACCAACGCTAGTTGTATACCAAGTCTTTACTGATTGGTTGTATGTATTCAAACCTTTTATGAATGCATTGCGTTCATTAATGTTTTTAAGTTTGCTAATGTTATTAAACACATTGGCAAGTTCAACTTTAACTACAGTGTCAGGCATCACGTGTGAATCTAATGCAACAAAAGTATCTTCAGCTAACTTAACCATAGTTTTTAATTGTTCTGGCTTTAACTTATCAATAAACTTAGCTATCTTTTCTGGAGAGTTAGAAAATAATGTAGCATATTCTACTTGTGTTTTGTACAATAAGTTTGCCCATGCATTAGCAGCATCATCTTTAGCAGTTATAGCTTGTCTTAAGTTAAATAAAATATTTCTAATTTCATCTAATGCATCGTTTGCACTTTCACGTGCGGTGTCAGACAATGCAGATCCTTCAATCTTTCTTGCCTTTGCTTCTATTGCGCCAAGTGTCATGTCTAAATCTTTAAGAACCCATGGTTGCAATGCAGTCTTTACTTCATCGCCTGAAGCTGTAAGAAGTCTTGACTTTAATGATGGTCGCAGTGGAGTTGATATAGCGTAGTCGGCCATTTTCCCACCTACTAAAGCTGGCTTATAACCAACTCCCCAATTGGTACCTGTGTCAATCAAACCACGAGTTGTTTCATCCCAGACCATAGCCATCAATGCATAGTCATCAATGAATTTATTGGCGTACTTTTCTAAAGCTCTTTCAACATCAGTATCAAAGAAGTCACCTTTAAATTTACCAAAGTCTCTAGCAATTTTGTTTAATTCTTTTAGACTCTTGATAGATCCATCTGGGTTTATAGTCTTTTGCCCAAAGAATAAAGCATCTCCCGAAAGTTGTCTACCAATGTTTTGACCAGGAAGTGGTGGCTTATTAAAACCAAGAGCAGACAACACAGCTTTTGCTGTATCATCTTTTCCACTTAAAAACTTTAATGCATTTTGTGTTAATGTTTCAGGAAAGAAATTAGTACCATCATCAACGACTGTCATTCCTCTAGACTTTGCAGTAGCAATTAGTTCCTGCTTTAATGTATTTATCTTATTAGCAAAATCAACTTCAGCTTGAACTACTGGTCTGTCTACTGCAATAGCAATCTCATCCAATGTTTTAGTTAAGTCAACACCTGGTGCAAGCAATTCATATACAGTATTTTTATATGGAGCGTTTTCTTTTGCTAATGTATTTGCAAGTAATGCTTTAACTGTTGGAGCTGCTACCTTTTTAAATCCTTTATACGCATTGTTCTTTGCGACAATTTCTAATGCATCAACAGATTCTTTTGCGGTAGCAAATGCACCTGACCTTAATCCAGTCTTTGCATCGAAGACTACCTCAGGTATGTTAGCTCCTGTAATAAACTTTGCAACTGTACTACCACCTGGTAGACCTACATTCATTGAACCTAAACGAGTCTTAGAAAGAACGTTACCAACATTTCTAGTTAATGCATTGCTTGGTTTTCCAAGTGCAACCTTAGCTCCACCAATACCCCAACGAAGACCACCAGCTACACCAAGTTCTTTAAGAACATCATCAGACAAACCACCAACACCTCTTACAGCAATCTTTTCAATAACATCATCAGTCATTGTTCTAACAAATGCTTCTGCTCTACGACCTGCTGCTGTGCCTACAAGTTCTGAAGCTTCTAATGCTGCTTGGTCTCTAAGTTCTTTAATAGATGTAGCTGTAGCTGTACGTGCACCAAAGCCAAGTTGTTTGCGCGGGGCAACAGCTGTCCACCTACGAGTAGCTTGAGCAAGCATTCTATCAGCACCTGTTACTCCACTTTGTTTAGCAACCTGTGCAGCTTCTGCAACTATAGCAGCAGCACCTTGTCTTACTTGCTTCTTAGTTGCACCTTCACCAAGTTCTATTGCAAGTTTTTTACTAGCTGCTTCAGTTACTTCTTTAACACCTTTAGTTACTAAATCTTCTGCAGCTTCACGAGCAATTCTTTCTGCTGCTTCTTTACCTGCAGTTTTAATTACAGTTTGCAATCCTATCTTTGCGGCAGTTCCAGTTCCCAATGTGAGATATGTTGTTGGGTCAAGACCAACATCAAGTACAAAACCAATTGTGCTATCTAACCACTTGTGACCAGTGTTAATACCAAATAATTTCTTTCCAGAAAGATTAGGGTCTTTAACTTCATTGAAGAAATCTTTACCAGCTTCAAATATATTTTGATTTCCACTTAAAACATCGTATTGATTCTTAATTGAAGATTGAACAACGCGCTTACCAACATCTATTACTTGCAATGGTTTAAGAATGCCCCACTCTAGTGCACCAAGGCCAACATCTTTATACCAAGGCAGATCTGGCTTAGCTGTTTCAATTTGCTTTGGTGTGTACTTTGTACCATACAACTGTGCTTGCTTATAAAGGATCTGTTCATCTAACTTTTCGGACAAAGGGATACCAGCACGTGCTAAGTCACTTTTAATTACAGGTGTAGATTTAGGAGCAGTAGTTTTAGGAGTAGTAGTTTTAGGTTGACCAACTACAGTAGTAGGAGTAAAGCCTGAACCGTATACAGTTCCAACCCAATCAATTGTTGTTGGGGTTGTGGGTGGTTTAGGAGGTGTTGCCATTTACTTTCTTACCTGTAACGTTGCACGAACTTGGTCGGTGAACGGATTAATACCAGATTTATTTATCTTTGCTAGCACTGCTGAACCTAAATTCTTTACGTATGCTTCAGTATAGGCTTTAGCATTTTGTGCAGTAACCCCACGTTTAATAAGGTCAGCGTATCTTGCGCTAGCTTTTTTATTTATATAGTCCACTGCTGGCTTGTATGCCACTGTGTTACCATCTGGTGTATTTGTTAAACCATAACGTGCTTCTGGATTTAAACCATACTGGCTGAACACATGAGTTTCTTTTTGTGCTTTGTATTTCTTTAATGCGCTACCTTTTTGACTATAAATATCTTTAAGTTGGTCATAGTAGTCACCGCTAGTAAGACCAGTTCCAGTTAAGTAACCTTCTTTTGCGGCCTTTCTAGATACTGCTGATACATCTGCTAATGATGTTAAGTTATCAATGTTATCTCTAGTAAATCCAGACAACTTATCATCACCACTATAGTTTTTAGTTTGAACATAATCTGGTGCTTCGTACTCATACCATTCATCTTGCGAATACCACTTGGGTGGTTTCTTAAAACTAGCAATGGTTCCTTTAGGGTTAGCAATGTATTGGAATGCAGTATATTGCGATGCCCTAATAGGGTCTTGAAACTCCATAAGATACTGATTGTATACTTGACCTAGATCTAATCCTGCCATAAATAATCCTTACTTCTTTTTAGCAGCAGCTGTTGCTTTTACTGCAGCTGCTCTAAGTTTTGGAAACTCTTCTTTAACTTGTGCTGGTGTTGCCTTTGGATTAGCAGCTATAAACTTATCAACTCTAGTTGTTAATGCTGCGCTCTTTGCATTAGCTACTTGTTTAGCAAGTGTGTTAACTGCTGCTGAACGAGATGCTGCTGTCTCTGCTGCTGCTTTATCAGCGGCTGCTTTTTCTGCTGCTGTTGCTGCAGCTAAACGGGCTGTTCTTTCTTCTGGAGTTTCAGTTGACTCAGTGGTATCTATCTTAAGATTACCAGATACTTGCAGTTCAGCAATAGCATCTTGCAATGCTTGTTCACGTGCAACAGAATCTCTTTGTAGTTGCAACTTAGCTGAGTTGTATTCAGTTTGTATTGCATTTAATTGATTCAACTGTGCTTGTGACAAGCTTCCTTCTTGCTGTGCTTTTTGTGCAGAGAGTTGTGCTTGCGCAAATCTCTGTGCCATAGCTTGTTCATTCTGTCTAGACTGGTTTGCTTGTGTAGCAGATGCAGCAAGAACTGTTAGAAGATTATTATAATTAGCTGCTCCACCTTGTGCTGCTGCATTAGCTGCTTGTAGTCCAGGCTCTACTCTTCCTGCTTCTACGCCACGAGATGCCATGTACTGAGCAAGGTCACTAGCTGCTGGTGCTGCAGTAGCACGTTCAGCTGTAGCATAAGCATTCTGTGGTGCATTCTGCAGGTAAGCTTGCAAGTTAGCAAAACCTTCATTAGTTAAATTGCCAGCTTGTGTATATGCAGTACCTAATCTATTAAATAAATTACTATAGGTAGTGTTTGCAAAATCTGTACGTTGATTTCTTTGGTCTTCTAAAGTTTGGCCCAATGCATCTGGAATTGCACCATCTGCATACTTACCAAGTTGACCTTGATAATATTTCAAAGCTTCTTGTGCGCCCAGCCCTTTTCTTTGTAACGCTGCGGTATCTAATGCTTGCTGTTGATTATACTTTGCTATTTCTAAATCTAATTTATCTGATGCAGTCTGAGCTTCTAATCCACGAGCACTACCTAATGCATCATAATAAGATGCTGGTGCACCGCCACCACTGCCACCACCAAGTAGAATACCTTCCCAAGGATTACCCTGTTCTGGAATAGGAAAATCATCTGCTAGGTCAATACCAGCACCAGCTTGAGCTTCAGCAGCTGTAGTAGGAGTTATAGTTTTAAAGACAGAAGGAGCACCAACACCAGCAGCCTTAGCTCCTGCACGTGCACCTGGAGGTGCTGCTCCATATTTAACAACTCCTAAATTACTACCACTAGTATCTGACATACAATCCTACCTTAATTCCAATAATGCTGCAGCATCAGCAGCTATTTGTCTTGCTTTATCTGATTCTATATTCTTTAAAGCATCTTGATAAGATTCTTGACCTTGTGTTGCGGCCAAGTCATATCCTCTTTGCTGATTGGCTAGGTCACTTCTAGCATAACCTAATTGCCTAGCTCTTTCTGAGGCATAGTCACCTAATGCTTTATTGTATGCGCCAGATCTAATGCCCTGTCCATACAATCCACGCTTGCCATAGTTAGCAGTAAGTCTTGGCACTTGTTTTTGTGCGCCAAAGGCTGCTTCATCCACGGTAGTAATAGCACGTCGACCAGCAGTATCTGCCAGATAACGCTTATAAGTATTGATTGCCTGCTGCTGAGCAAAGCCTAGGCCTAGGCCTCTGCGCTGCTGCTCATAAATACTTGGGTCAAAAGCCATGTAAATTACCTCTTATTATAATGTAAAAAATTTTCCTATTACCATTGCCCTATTGGGCAGGTCGCGTGCTTTAACTTTACTTTCATCTTCATAAAACAGCCACATTGCTTGCACTGGGTAGTTGGTTTAATAAACTCTGGGCAGTCCATACATAAAGAATATCTAGCACTTTCTTCTTCGTCACTAGCGTACTCTGTGTTTGGGTTTAAAAAATCCCAGGGTCTCGTTACTCCTATCTTAGCTTTATAATCCTTCCAAGCTGACACTATTCCTCCGTTAATTTAAATTCTGTACCATCCCAAATCATACCTAATTGTAGCACACTTAGTTGTTCTTCTTTAATTGGGACTATTGTAGGGTTTGAACTCATGCCGGCAATTAAAGGTTCATGGTTTTTAGCCACCCCTACAACGCCAGTAAATTCACCATCTACTACACATGCAAAAAAATCAAATTGTTGATTCATTATTTCTCCTTCTATTATCAATTGCATCTTCCTTGGCCTGTATTATACCAGTCTCCCCAATATGTATTTCCTGCTAGGGAAGAACAATCACATCCTTGACAAGCACCACCGCAATTAGTTCCTGTTCCACCAGTTGCTCCGCAGCCACCTGCATAGTATATTCCATTGCGATTTTGCCATATACAAGTAAACTCAGGTCCTCTAGGACAGAAGCATCGTCGCGTATCAGTAACTCCTACACCACTACAGCATGTGCAGTTAGGAAGTGGAACATATCCACACTCTGCTGATAGTCCTTGTGATACTGCATAACTGCCACAACTTCCATCAGCGTAATTAAAAATTAAAGTTGTTCCACTACATGCTTGTGATAAGAATGTTCCATATGGAGTGCATGCTGGAGGAGGAGGTTGATACCCACAGGCAGTGCTATTGTAAGCTAGTATTTCGTTATACGTGCCACCACTACCATCAGCACGTAAGTTAAAGAGAGTAGTACCACTGCATTGGTTTGCTGCAATGAGTGTGCCATACGGAGGATAAACTGGTGGAGCAAACGGAGTAACGGCATTTGATGGATCTGTAGATGGGGATTGAACTCCATAGTTAGTTATTCCAAATATTGTAAAAGTATAAGCTGTTCCATTTGTTAAACCTGCAACTTCAATTGGTGACCCTGCAGAACTTCCAGTCAGTCCACTTGGTGAAGAAACAGCAGTATAAGATATAGTTCCTTTACCAATATAGGATGGAGGAGTAAAGGTAATGACTGCTCGAGTGTTTCCAGCCGTAGCTGTACCCATCACTGGTCTACCTGGAGTATCACCTCCACCATCTATAAATCCAAGGATCGGCATTACGCGCTCAAGTCGCCAACTGCTACCCAAGTATCAGGCATTGCTCTTTTAATTAAAGTTGCAGCTGTCCATTGTGCACGTGTCTTAGTTCCAGGGTTTGAATTTAATGATACACCAGTGCCTGGAGTAAATGTTATTTGTCCTGCGCCAGTTTGAAGGAATGTTATTTGTGTGCCAAGTGGAAAAGCTACAGAAGAATTGGGTGGAATAGTTACGGCAACTCCCGTTGCATTACTGACCTCTATCAATTTGCCATCATCTGATAAAATTAAAACATAACTAGCAACCTGTGCATTTATTTCTAAGTGATAAACAACATTGCCTGCCGTTACAATTCCAGAGGCTGGAGTTGGAACTGATATAGTTCCTACTGTAATGCTTGATGCAATAGCTGTACCAATATTAGGTGTTCCATTTAAAACTACTGATGATTGAATCTTAATGCTTGTCACGTTGCCGTCAGCAAGCAATGCAGTAGTAATAGCACCAGCAGCAATAGTTGCAGTTCCTATCACTCCTGTTCCAAAGTTCGTACCATTCTGTAATGATGTACAAAAGTTAGCTATTGATGTGTTGTTTGCGTTATGTTGTGCGGCTACTACTGGGAAGCCAACTTGAAACGCAAATGGAATATTGATTGGTGTAGACATTATTAAGTACTCCTAATTTTTCTTCTCTTGTATTTGTAAGCTATTGAATTTAATCCCCATTTTCTACCTGGGAATTGAACCTCATATGTTGTTTCATCTGGTCCTAGGAATTGTAACTGTATTGCAAAACCTCTTCCAAGGGGTGAAATACCTTTTCTTTTAAGTGCTGCACCTTCTGTACTAAAACCATACGTTGCAGAATTAGCAAGTAAAGGTTCAGGTGGTGGATCTGCTACATATTCTTCACCTGGACTAGCATCATTTAATACATATACTGCACCACCAGTTGTAGGTGCTAAGAAAATACTTCTAGTTCCACCAATTACATTAGTCTCATCATAGTTTTTATAACGATTTAATCTAATAATTGTATCAATAGGTACATCTTTAAATACAAAGTAAGGACGAATAAAAGTTTTTAACTGCGCGTATGTTGCATCGTTAAACCAAGATGTAGTGTAGTATGATGGGTATCTGCCGTTAAAACCTGCACCTGTTGCAATGTCATCGTCAACATAATTATAATCATCTACAAAATAAACACACGGTAAATCATCATCTTGACCTGTCATTAAATAATATGGTGTGTCATCAGATGTTCTCCAATCACAACCAGATAGTAATGCAAAACCAGATACACCTGAAGGTACGTCTTCCTCAAATGAAGGTGCAGTTTGAAACATACTGTATGCACCATTAGGTCCGATTGTAGCATCAAATATTAAATTAACAGATGCATAAATTGGTGGTGGTCCATCATCGCCTGCACGATATGGCAACGATATCCAAACTCTATTGCGTACAAATGAAAGTGTTATAGTATTAGTTGCAATAGGATTAATTTCACCGTTAATAATTAATGGTCTTATACGTTCGAAGATATCATTAACACCATTACGATTGTAAAAGAATAATCCTTGCGGCCAGTCAAAGAAGTATACTCCACCATTACCAGCAATAGCTTGTTGTGGTGTGTCAATACCTAAGTTGGTTGTAACTTCTACAAGTTGGAATGAGTCAGCATCATAGCCCATAAGAAGATAAACAGCTTTAGGTTTAAATATTAATAATTGTCCATCAACTATTTGAATGCCACGTATACCATCTCCGCCTGCAATAATGTCTATGTAGTCATCTTGGAACCAGTTCTCTGGTGAGCTTTCGTGTGACCAACGAAGTCTATTAGAATATGCTGTACCATCTTCATAAGTATTAGCTACAAATAATTTATTAGCATGAGCAACTGTTAGTTCTGCGCGCGGCATATAACCACCAACTGGTAATTGGTATGGCTGCCATGTAGGACCAGATGCTGCTAGTGCGGTTGCGTATGTATTTCCTACAATCCACTTATACATTTGAGCTGCATTTTTACCAAGCGCAATATACAAAGTATCTTCCCATTGAGTAAACGATGCACCGTTTAAAGATTCAACTACCAATGGTGTAGATAATGCACTATCTAAATAACTAAAATCACCACCAGAAGAAACATAAACTTTACCATCTATTGGTGTTGCTGCATCTTGCAACCCAGTTGAAAGCATTATGCGCGGAGAACCAGTATATTTATAATTATAAATTGTTTTAGGATTCCATGTTCCAGCAAATGTTATTGCAGTAGTATTCAGTTTTTGAAAGCCGGCACGAGAAAACACACCACCACGTGGGTCAATCTCTACGTTAAGCATTCCTGGTGATTCATTAGGCTTTAATTGAAATTGGTCAGCACGAAAGTTAAGCCCACCGGTAAAGTTAAAAGCTTCTTGTACTATAATATTAGCCATTATTTACCAAGCTGCTCCTAATGCGGGACCATTGCCTACACCTGGGGATACCCTTACTCTTGGACCCAACCCATAACTAGATCCGCTAAGTTGTAAACCACCAGAATAGATTATTGGTTGATTACTAGATGGTGCCGTTAGGTAATCTTGATAGTTCTTTAAGTTTGTAACAAATTGTTCTCTATAAACCCTTGACATTTCAGCATCTTCTTGGAACTGATAAATGCGCGACATTGTATAAGCAATCAAGCATGCTTGCAATTCGTTGTCTAAGTCTACATACTGAGTACTTGCTGGGTTGTTTTGGTTAGCATCAGACAGCCAGCTTAAGTTTGGTTGACGGTATCCTCTGACCTGTAAAAAGTATGTCATGTTTGGTCGCGGCCATAGGTACAATGAATTTGAATATAAAGAGAAATAAGCTGGAATATTAATTTGGTTATTAGAACCTATCCAAATTCTTTCAGCTTGATGTTGACTAATATAAATTAACTCAAGACCAAAACCAGCAAGCTCGTCAGTTCCTTGAATAGCAATAACGTTAGTTAATTCTTTGATACCAGGTACTACTATAAGCTCAAGAGTGTCAGGGTCTTCGTATGTGTACCCTTCCATGCTAGCTGGCAAATCATAGTTTACAATATCTGTTGGCGCAGTTGAGTTTGTAACAGTAAATACTTCCTCATCACCAAATATTAATTGAGTTCCTTCAGTTACGGTAGTAGTATAATTTGCTTCAAACCAAGGCCAACGAACTTCAGAATCTACAATTGTTTGAAAACCTTCTTTAAGAAATTGTACTACTAAGTCTTGACTGATATCATCAGTGTTTTCATTGGAGCCAATTTCTAATTGAGAAAGACTTTCAAGCAGTGATAATAAATTAAAACAATTTAAACCACCCGTTGGATCTATTGCCATGTTAAATTCCTATTCTTTAGACTTTGCTAATTTTTCCATTCGCTTAAGATGACCGATGCAGAAATCAGTTCCTTTAGCTTTAGGTGCGCGGCATCTTTCTTCTTTAAGATTAAAACCAATACAAGTAGGCATTGCGGCAACATACTCAACACCAGAAGGTGGAGCAAGTTCAGTATTAGATTGTACGTAGCTAGGCATAATCCCTGCAACATCTTGTCCAGGTCTTGGAGAATTATACATCTCACATCCTGCTAAAACTTGACTTGTATATACTGGTTGTCTTGTCATATGTTTAATCCTTCATTTGATAATTTGTTCTTTATATACTATACAAAATTTTCCATTTAAAAGGAAATAGCTGGCACCAAGAGAGTTGCCCGAAGGATGACAACCTTTCAACTCTTAGCACCAGCTAAACCTATTTTAACTAGCCGAAGCTAATTAATTATTTATGCGTCAGCTGACAAGTAGCCCTGACGTGAACGGTTAGAGCAAGTAAGCTGTCCGTAGGCCAAGACGATGGCGTAACGAGCATCTTTCTGTGCTACTGTACCTTGTTGGAATGGCGTTGTGGTCCACCAATGTCCGTTCATACCAGTGAGCTTGAGGTACTTCGTATTAAGGAAGTACATCGATGCATTGGATGATTGGTTACCTGGCATTGCAAGGTCAAACACAACTGGTGTCTGCTTGAACATCAAGTTTTGAAAACCAGCATTAGCTTTAGCTACGTCCTGGTAACGTACGTTTGGTGTCAACAGAGACTCATACTTGCTGAACAATGGCTCAGTTGTTATGATGATATCTGGTGTGTCGTTACCCTTCGATGCATTGTTGTACACGTTTGCCATGTTAACAAGGCTCAAAGTTGCGTTTTGAATACCTGCTGGAATGGTTGGGTTCCACCATGCTTCGGTTGCTCCGTCAATGCCACCAACTGCTGTGTTTAGTGAACCAGCGAAACCGCCGATACCATTAAACTCAAGTGGGTTGGTTGTACCGTCGTTCGAGCTAAGGAGCTGGTCGTTGACGAGCTTCTTAATTGACATTTCGGCTTGCATAATTTTAGCATTAAGCAACTTGATAATTGCTTCGGTTCCACGGTTCTTGGCTTCTTCGATACCGCTAATTGCGATGGATGCAGCAATCTGCTTCCAGTCGTAAATGGCAGACGTGATGCCTTCTTGTGGAGTCAAAGAAATGTTATCGTAGTCAGCGTATGATGCAGCAGTTGTGTTTTCCTCATAGAGTACTGGCTCAACTATCTGGGTTCCGCCTTCTTCCATAACAACTCTTCCACCTGAATTCAGGTGGTTCAAGAGCACTAAGTCCTTGAAGATGTTATCAACCAGTGTTGGCTGGTAGTTTTGCAATGTCGTTGAAAACAGTGCATTCATATCTACAGTGTTCACGTTTGGTGAAGTCATTTTATTTTACTCCTTTATGAGTATGTTAGTGTTTTAATTAAAGCCCCAAACCTTTTTTGGCTTGTTCAAAGGCTTCAAATACTGTTTTAGGTTGAATAGTAGCAGCTGGACTTCCACCCTTAGAAGATGCGCCTGTGGAAACAATTGTTGCCGAACGCTTAGCTTGAACTCTAGCTTGCTCATCAGCCAGTTTTTTGCTGGATTCAGAAGCTTTAGAATAAACTTTATCAAAAGTAATCTGTTTAAAGATTGCTTCTAAATCAGTTGACCCTGATGCCATAGCTTTAGCTACAACTTCATCTGGATTAAAATCTTCACCGTACTTGCTTTGTAATTTGTCGATAGTTTTAGTTAACTCATCCATAGCTTTAGATTGCTCGAAAGCTGCAATGCGTTGCTCTAACTGTCGCATTTGCTTTTCAGCTGGATCCAACCATTCCTCTTCTTCAGGAATTGCTGCAACCGTTCCCACACCGTAGTGCTGCTGTAAAGCCTGCAAGGTGCCTGCTGGGTCTTCTTGCAACGATTGTGCAAGAGTAGCAGCAAATTCAACTTGCTTTCTTTGTTCGCTAAGTTCCTGTGTCTTACGGGTATAATCCGCTTGACGCTGGTACCCAGCTAGAGCCTCTTGTAACGGTACTTGTACCTCTTCGCCATCTACTTGTAGCTTAACGAACTTATCGTTATACTGTGTAAAGTCGAATAACTCTGGCTCTTCTATTACGCCTGCTTCACCTAATTCCTCGACTTGTCCATCTTCGATAATGGGGTCGATTACTTCAGTACTAGCACTAGCATCATTTATTACTTCATTACTCATTTTGGAGTCCATCCTTCTAGTTGGTTGTTCCTATATATATGTAAAGTTTTTTACATAAACCTTATTGTTGCGGCGCCTGACCTTGTAAGGCAGCCAATATTTCTGGTGGTAAACCTTCTAATTCAGGAGGTAATCCGCCTTGTTGTGGTGCTTGACCTTGTAAAGCAGCTAGTATTTCTGGTGGTAAACCTGCTAATTCAGGAGGTAATCCACCTTCTTGTGGTGGACCTTGCTGTGGAGGACCACCTTGTCCACCCTGTAAAGCAGCCATTAATTCTGGAGGTAATTCCTCCATGCCGCCTTGCTCTTCTTCCATTCCTGCCATATCATCTGGAGCCATACCTGGTGGCATACCTTCTGGTGGCATACCTTCCATACCCGGTGGCATGCCTTGCGGTGCTTGTTGTTCTGGGCTTTGTAAGAAAGCTGATGCATTCTTTACTCCGAATCCAGTACTTAAAACATACTCAGCCAACTTAGGTAGGTTGACAAGTCCTGCTTCGGCAAATGGTTGCATTGCTGAAACAATCTGCATAGCCATATCTCTACGGAAAGCTTCGTTACGTGGGGCTGTGGATCCAGCCTCAACTGTAAAATCAAACTCACCAGAAATATAATCTTTATCAAATGTCAACCATACAGGTGCATTCTCACTGCCTACTATTCTTACAGTTTGCTCACCAGTTAAATACTGTTGGGCTAGCATTATAAGATTAGAAGCACATGCAGCTATACAATTTTCAATTTGAATAAGTTTCTCAGATACTCTAGCATTACCAGCTTCAGCAATGATTGATGCTTCGCGGGCGGTACGAGTAGTCTCTGGAATAGAACCACGCTGATATTCAGATACACCTGACACACGGTCAATGTCTGCTTCAATTGATTCACTCATCTTATAGAATTCAGGTGGGTTAATATAAGCCGGCATTGCCGCAACTACGTTACTTAAGTTCTCATTGCCCTTAACTGGAACCAACACGTTGTCATCGTCTGATGCCAAAGCCTGACGTCCAACATCATCGAATGCTGATTCACTAAATAGATACTTACGGGAGAAGCGCTTTCTGTGGTTCATCATCTGTGTACGAGTTTCATTTAATTCGTACTGCAATGGCTCGATTGCTTCTAGTTCACCCATTGGATAAAAGAATCCAGGGATTTCATAGTTACGCAACATGATAAAAGGATGACCAAATACATATGGCATCTTTATTGGCTTAACTAAAAACTTGTCACCAGTCTCTGAAAATATACACATCTCACCAGTATCAACATTATAATATTCAAAGATGTTACACATAGCTTCTTGTGAATCATAGTTGAAATCAGAAGCATTGGTAGTTAGGTAATCTACTGACGATGAGTTAATAGATGGTCCTACATTTTGTCTTGCAGAATAATCATAACGTTCATCATTCTTAACATCTTTTAATGTGCGGCGACTTCTTTGTGCAATCCAACGTAGGTCATTCATATCTGTTGCATAAGGATCCACAAACATACTAAATGGGTCAACACGTTCTAGGAATGGACGGTCTTCTCTAATTATAAATGTTGATTCAACATCACCTGTTGGTGGGTTTTCCGTACTTGCAGCTTCATCAGCAGTGTCTTCAATATTATCAAGCTTTTCTTCTTCAACAAAACGATAACCAGTCTTAACCCAACCATGACCCATAATCAAATAATCTTTTGCTGCTCTTTGGAACTCTGGCTGACAACCGTAATGCTGCCACCAATAGTTAATGATTGATTCTGTTACAACAGCTTTATCACCATCTTCTGGTCTACGTGGATTAACATTAATCTTTGGACGACCAATAGCAATTGCAGGGGCTAGAGTATTGATAGTTGCAAATGCAATATTAACAAGCAATCTATCACCGGCTCCAGCACCACGATAATGTCTACCACGATACAAATTAATTAAACGTTGCCAAAGTTGAATATAGTTTTGATTTTGCAATATTCTTTGTGACAGGTCAATCTTCTGTCTGTACTGACTTAACTTATCTGAGTTACTTTGACGCGCCATATTAACAATCCCACTTCTTTAATGCCAACGCTTTACGTGTTGGTCTTCCCTTAGAATCTTTCATTGGTCCTGGATTTCCTTCCATCCTAGCGCAAAATGATTTTCTTCTTGCGGCATCTTTTGGTGACTTCGCAGCTTGCTTAGCAGTAACTGGTGGTTTTAAATTCATGCCTTGTGCTTTTGCAGATGCGCGGCCTTTAGCATTTAATCCACCCGTAGGACTCTTACCTTCTTTGCGTTGCCATGCAGCAGTCTTAGCCACGTTTCTTTTTCCTTGCAGCTTTCATATTATCAATTAGATTTGGGTAAGGACGTCCAGCTGCTTCTGCAGAAGCTTTTGCTGCTGCTTTCTTAGCTGATGATAACTTCTTTGGTGAACCTAAAGATTTAGGACGTGCCTTTTCCCATACTGGTTTACTTTTTTTTGCGGCCATTATTTTTTGTTCTGCTTTACTGGTACGTTGTTAGTAACTTTTTTCTTTTTCTTCTTAGGATACTTTTGCGTAGTGGTACTGTTCATAGCATCCATATCCCTCATCTGGATGTTAGGAACTGGCATTATTTAGCGCTTGCGTAGAGACCAAGTTCAACTGTAACAGTACCTATTACAGAAACAAAAGTTGATGGGTCTGCAAAATACACACCAAATTCTGCTAGACCAGCAATGCTACCTCTATAGTTTTTAGCAAATCCTGTTGGAGTTGCACCAACAACATTTGTTACCACAGCTGTTGATGAAGCATCTTCTGCGTCATTTAATGCCCATAATCCTGGTGAGTTTGCGTTATTTCCTGCACCACCCCAGAATGATATTGTTCCATCCCAACCTTCATCTGATGTAACAGTTACTACTATTGTGTCATAACCAGCAACATTGCTTGGGAACCAGTCAGCTGGATAGTTGTATGGGCCAGGCCCAGCATATGTGTAAGTCTTTTCAATTTGTAAAAACATTATTTACCTTTTGCTTTCTTGTTGGAGTTCTTCATTATTATTCTGGTCTATTTTCCATTGAACCTGAGCCACCTGATTGAGGACCTGATTTCTTCTGGAATTTATTCTTCTTGTCCCAAGTTGCACGTGCCTTTACTCTTGCAGCTTTTTCTTTTGCACTGCGTGGCTTACCTGCAGGTGTTGGCTTAATGCCAAGTCTGTCTAGTTGCTTTTGTACATATGCACGACGTGCTGCTTCTCTTGGAGCTTGCTTAAGTTTTACATATGGCTTAGCAGCTTTAGCTGTAGCTTTTACAACAACAACTGGCGCACTAACTTTATCATACTTTGCATCAGTTACCATACGAGCAGTATTAGCTTTTTTATCTTTTGCTTTTGCTTGTGCAGTCATATCTGCTTGTTCTGCTTTAGGAATTGGTTTAGAAGAAGATGGCTTATTGAAACCTTCTGGTTTACCAACAGCAGGTATTCCACCCTTAGCAAAAAAGTTTACAACACTTTTTCCAATATTACCAACTGCTGCACGATTAGCAGCTGCGGAACCCGGTGTTGGTTTAGTTGATTTTTCCGCTGACTTATATGCTTCTGCCATTGTTGGTTTAGCTGCTGGCTTTTGCCCTGGTGGATATTTTTTATCTTTTTGACTGGCCATGATTATTGCTCCTTATTTGATTTTCTTGTTGGTTTTTTTAAATGCCAATTGATATGGCCATCTAACTTGTCATCTACTTTATCTACCTTACTAGCAACCATTTTTAATAGTTCTCTAGCTTCAGCATGTTGAGTAGTATTTTCTTTTCTAAGGCTTTGAACTACAACAACTAGTGGTCCACCAATAACAGCAACCACTAGCGGCACTAGCCATTCCATTAGATTAGTTCTTTTCTTGCGGGAATCTTTTCAATCTCGCCGGCTTTAAATCTTGGGGAATCTTCCATAGCTCTTTGCTGTTCTCTTTCAGTTGGTCCATGAAAAGCTTCTTGCCCATAAGTAAAACCTAATCGAACATCTTTAACATGACACTTGAAGCAAAGCTGCCTCTTCAGGTCATTTTCTGAGTCAATCGGTCTTTCGCAGGTTGAACACTTCATATATCTCCTATTATACTATAAAATTTTTTACATGTCTAGTAATTATTAAATTCACCGATCCAATGGCGTTCACGAGTCTTCTCTTTCTTAATAACACTCTTAGCAAAATAAGCTAAGGTCCCAAATGCAGGGTCAGTTTTAGGGGTGTACTCTGGTAGCCAAACATACTTAAGCATCTGGTTAGCAATGGCTAGGGACATCACGCGGTCGTCATGAGGGGAACCGTGTGTAGCTCCATTGTCATCACGGACAAAGGTCTTAAGTTCAGCAATCGTATATTCACACTTTAAATCTAAAGCACCGTCTCTTAGGTTAGCATTGAGTTCGTCTATGGCTAGAGGCTTTGACAAGGTTGTTGTGCGCCAACCCAGTTTTTCTCCCGGTTCTGAATGTCGTGTATTTAATTGACGTTGTCTATAAAGATTAATATAATTAGCTTTATGTAAAGATGTTAAAGTTGTTAAACCGTGGTTATTAGATTCAACACCTATTAAAGCTTCATTATAAAAGAAGCCTAATGCATATAATATATCTTCTCCAAATTTGTCTGGATCCACATGCCCGTGCCAGTGAGCAACAATCTGTCCGGACTTAGCATCAATCACATGAGCAGCAGAATAGTCACCTCTAGCTAAACCTTCAGCAACGTCAGCTCCAATAACATACCTAGCACTTGCTTGCGGCAATTGCCATATAGACAAAGGGCCACCAGAAGATTCAAACATGTAGGAGTTCCTAATATCTGAAAGCTTTTTATTAAAACCTTTTTTAGGAACTTCAGTTATAAATTTCATTAAAGCATCAATGTCAAAGACTGGACGCCCCGAACGAATAAAGGCTTCTTCGGGATTTGACGGGTACTCTTGATGTAATTGCCATGGTGGTAGTTCTGCTTTTTGCGCGTCATACCAGGCTTGGTCTCTGTCTGATGCTGACCATGGAAAGAAGATTCCACGGAAACGATTAGTCCCAGTTTGAGAACCATGCCACAAATTAAAGAATATATTACCTTCACCCTTGGCAGTAGACAGACAGATTACTCGACCACCTACGTCAGCAATAGGCTCTATTGATGCCCAGGCTTCTTCAGGGTTAGGCAAGAACGCCATCTCATCGATTATAGCCAAGTATACGGATTCACCACGAGCAGGCTCATTAGCAGATGGCATTGATTCAATTACAGAATCATTACCAAACGACATCTTAAGAACGTTATTTTGTAATAGTTCGGGACCAGATAATCTTATAAAGTCTGGCAAGAACTTGTAGATATATTTAGCTTTAGATAAAAGTTTTGCAGCTTCACGTTCAGTCTTTGAAAGCATGACCACAAATCTGTCTGGCCAAAAGAAAGTAATCCAGAAAGAATAAGCTGCTGCCAGTGTGGAGAATCCGATCTGACGTGCTTTAAGTACTATGGTATATCTATCACTTAACCATACTTTAACAGTTTCTTTTTGCGCGTCCCTTAAAACAAGAGGGATACGTCCTTTGTTAGGATGTTTAATAGATGCATAGTTTTCACAGAAGAAAGCAAATGCTTCTGCTAGTTCTGCTGGTGTTGCGTTCTCTGGACCACGGCACTTACGAAAGTTATATTCGTTTAAGAGTTCATCTAAGTTCACGCCAAAATTCCAATCCTGAATATTTCTTTATTGTTTCTGGCAGGAGCACGTCTTCTGGTCTTCTAGACACTTTTTGCATTTGTGGTCGAATCGTGTGTAGATTCTTAATGCCTGTAAGACTGTCTTCAGAGATGCCTGAGCGGTCTTCAATGTTATTAAATTTATGATTGTATTTCTCAATTTCCAAGAATGCATATATTTTATTAATCTCCTGCTCTGGGTAAGTTATTAAATCATCATAGTCTACAAAATGGAATATGTAACGATACTCTGGAATTAAAGCATGCTTCATAAAATTTAAACTTAAAGCTATATCTTTATCATTGCGCATTAAGAAGTCTGCTCTTCTGTCTGCTAATGGTAAATTGCCAAAAGTTTGAACTAACACTTGTTCATCCATTTGATTATTTTTAGAATCAGGATGAGCATTAATAATTGTATCAAACGAAACTATAACATCTAAAACATTTCTTACTGGACATATTATTTTAATATCTTTTGTTATATATCTATTAATTAATTCTACACCTAGCGGGTTTGGCCAATTAAGATTTTTATCAATAATGTACTTAGCTGACTTGTCTTGGTAAAACGCGTGTGGAATGGTTGCAATCGTGTCATCTATTGCAACGCCTCTATTATAATCTAAATTCTCTAATTCATTGTGACTTTGTGTTTGCGTAAGCATCATTCTAAATAATGGACTTGCCGGCGAAACCCACACATCTGGATTTTGATTTAATATTGCACTAAGTATTGTTGCGCCAGAACGTTGCATCCCAGCCATAAAAAAGAATTGCTTCATTTGTTTCCCTCGTAATTGCTTACTTAATTAGTAATGCCAGATTCTAATTCTACCACTCTTTGTGTCAAAGTTTCTACTAGTTCTGACAACTGTTGTACTGCTTTAATTAAAATTGGATATGTCTTGAAAGGATCTGCTTCCCATGCATCTGGATTATCTTTATGAACCAATCTAGTGTGGTCTGAATAACCAAACGTTTCTTGTAGTGTATCCAAATCTTGAGCAATAAAACCAAAGTCTTTTCTTCCAATAAACACTGTATTAATAACTTCATTACCATCTTCGTCTAAGGTTGGTCGACGATTCCAATCATACATAACTGGACGCATTGCTTTAATGTAGTCTAATCCTACTGGAATATTTTCTATATTAGCTTTATCTCTAACGTCAGATAATGCTGAAATGGTTTGGTCGTTGCAACGTAGGTTAGTGACTGCATTATTACCAAGAACAAACTCATTGCTTACAGTTGCTGTAGATGGTACTGCATAATAGCCAAGACACGTTACGTTACTGCCTGTTGTATTACCTCTACCAGCATTTGAACCAAGAGAAGTATTTTGTATTCCTGTAGTTGTGTTATATAATGCTAATCTACCAACTGCACAGTTATCAACTCCATTGCTAGAGGGTAATGCATAATAACCAACTGCAGTATTGTCTACTCCTGTTACGTTTGACCTTAACGAATACTCTCCAATTGCAGTGTTAGAATCACCAATAGTATTTGAATACATGGAAGCATAACCTACTGCTACGTTATGAGAACCAGTTGTATTAGACTTCAGCGCCCAATAACCGATTGCAGTAATTCCAGTTGAAGTATTTAATTCTGCGGCTAAGTTACCAATAGCAACAACGTCAGTTGCTGTTGTGGCTGTCGTTAAAGCATTATATCCTATTGCAACGTTATTTGAACCAGTTGTAATGGCTTTTCCAGCATAGTAACCAATAGCTACGTTAGAGCTACCTGTAGTTGCAGCATATAATGCTTTTGCGCCAATGGCAACGTTTGGTGGATTACCAGTTGCATTAAAAGTATATAAAGCATTATCTCCAATGGCTACTTGTTTAGAACCAATACTATTCGTGTATAAAGCATTGATTCCAACTGCTATGTTGTTTGTACCAGTTGTATTAGAATATAAAGCATTGCTACCAATTGCTACGTTATAGGCACCACTTGTTAACTTACCTAGTGTGTAGTAGCCAATTGCAATGTTTTGGTCACCAGTAATTTTTCCAACTCCTGGATATGCTCCATTAAACATAGAGCGTGCACCAATTGCTATGTTAATCTGACCAGTGTGTAAACTTATTGCAGCATATGAGCCAATCATTGTGTTATCGCTACCAGTTGTATTATAGTATCCTGCGTTTTCGCCAATAGCAGTGTTTCTATCACCGTTAGTTAAACCTAATGAATAGTGACCAATGGCCATGTTGCGGGCACCAGTTGTTACACCACCAGCATAGAAATCGCTACCACCAAGTGAACGGAAACCTAATGCAACGTTTCTTCCACCAGTTGTAACTTTGCGCAAAGCATCAGTTCCAATTGCAAGGTTTTGACCACCAGTTGTAATAACTTCCATTGTGTTTGCGCCAATAGCAATATTGGAACCAGAACCAGAAGCTGTTGGTGGCACAGCATTGTTTAATGCTTCAAAACCAGCGGCCATGTTATAACCAGTTGCACCCGAATAATAAATGTAACCAGTTACCTGATAAACTGTCCAGCCTATTCCAGTTGGTCCAGTAGGTCCAGTTCCACCTGATCCTGTTGGTCCAGTTGGTCCTGTACTACCTGCGCCGGTTGGTCCTGTAGCACCCGTAGCACCCGTAGGACCCGTTGCACCATTTAAGCCTGTAGCTCCAGTAGCGCCTGTTTCTCCTGTAGCACCGGTCGGGCCTGTCACTGTAGAAGCTGCGCCTGTCGCTCCTGTTGTGCCGGTGGCACCGGTTGGGCCTGTTGCACCCGTAGGTCCTGTTTCTCCTGTAGGACCTGTAAAGCCAGTCGGTCCTGTAAAGCCTGTCGGTCCTGTAAAGCCAGTCGGTCCGGTAACTGTCGAAGCAGCTCCTGTGGATCCAGTAGCGCCTGTCGGTCCAGTCGGTCCTGTAAAGCCAGTCGGTCCGGTAACTGTCGAAGCAGCTCCTGTGGATCCAGTAGCGCCTGTCGGTCCAGTCGGTCCTGTGAAGCCTGTCGGTCCGGTTACGGTTGAAGCTGCACCTGTGGCGCCTGTTGCTCCAGTTGGGCCAGTAACCGTAGACGCAGCGCCTGTAGCACCAGTAGCGCCTGTAGCGCCTGTAGCGCCTGTAGGTCCTGTCACGGTTTGAGCTTCTAGCTGCCATGCACCAGGGCCACCTGCACCTACGGAACTAAAAATCCACGTATGGTCGCCATCAGTAAATACTTGACCATCAGTTGGTGATGTCGGAAAATTTATTGCTGCCATTTGTTTTACCCCAATCCAAGATAATGTTTGTTCGTCTTATTGGCCATGTTATGCTAACGTCAAACTGCCGCTTGCATTGAATGTCCAAATTGTATAACTTCCAGAAGTGCTTGACGTGCCAATTGTTGCGGTGACACTAATTCCTGTTGCATCTGCTGTTAAGTATCTTATAATAACGACACCTGAACCACCGTTAGCGCCAATACCAGAACTACCTGAGAATCCACCAGCTCTATATCCACCGCCACCACCACCGCCAGTATTTGCTGAACCAGCTGTTGCAACACCAGTACCACCGCTTGGTGCTGCTGCACCACCGCCTGCTGTGGCATTACCGTTTCCACCAGAGGTCCAGAAAGCACCACCGCCACCGCCACCTCTAGAAACAGCAGAACCAGTGATTGAAGAACTCACTCCAGCACCACCGTCACCGTCTTGTGCACTTGCTGCAGTTGTGCCATTTTTACCTACACCACCTGCACCGCCACCACCGCCACCTGAACCGGAAGAGCCACCAGCGCCACCGCCGTTGCCTCCGGCATAACCTTGGTTGGCTGTTCCAGCTGCGCCTGTGTTGGTTGTCCCATATCCACCACCACCACCTGAACCACCTACTGTTGGTGCATATGCTGTAACTGAATTAGAACCACCTCTACCACCACCAGTTGAAGTTATAGTTGTTATTCCAGAGCCAGAAATTGAAGAATTACCTCCAGCAGTTGCTGGAGTCGAAGCATCTATTCCACCGTTACCACCTGCACCTACGGTAACCGTGTATGTTGCGTTTATCAAATTTATACTTGATTCTGCTGATGCACCTCCGCCAGAACTTTCACCAGAAACTGAACATCTATATCCACCTGCACCTCCGCCTGCTGCTTCCCATCCTTGCGAATAAGAACAGCCTCCACCGCCTCCGCCTGCAATCACCAAATACTCTACATTTAGACTGAGGGTAGATGATATTTGTGATGCTTGATAACCAAGAGTAATATTAGGCATTATGCTGAGGTATCTCCCACAAGTATATATGTGTCAGTTGCAGTGCACACTATAGAAGCACCAGAATATTGTGCTCTAAGTTTTAAACCTGGTGTTCCGTTTACGGTTGCTGGACTTGACGCGGCAACAGTCACTTGTCCTGCATCCATTTGCAACAAATCTATTCTTTGACCAACCGACAAATCAAGTGAACCATCAACAGTTATTGTTTTTGCGGTTGCAGATGTAACCGTTATTAGTTTACCTGCATCGGCTGTTAGTAGAGTGTAGTTAGCTGTTTTATTCTCAACAGTTTGTGCAAGAGCAAAAGAACCCGTTGGTCCAGTAGCGCCTGTTGGACCAGCAGCACCTGTGGCACCAACATTAGCATTACCAAACTCAACCCATTGTGAACTTGTTCCGTCATCATAATAAATATACGTGCGGCCATCATTATTGTTATACCAAACTTCGCCAACAATTGGTGGTGCTGGAGCAGTAGGGCCAGTGATTTGGAATTGTCCATCATCACCCGTAGGGCCAGTCGGTCCAGTAGATCCAGTCGGACCAGTTACAGTACTAGCAGCTCCCGTAGCACCCGTAGGACCCGTTGGACCTTGTGCACCTGTTGGGCCAGTGACCGTTGACGCTGCGCCTGTTTGACCTGTTGGCCCAGTAGGACCAGTAACGGTTGATGCAGCCCCAGTTGGTCCTGTCGGACCAGTCACGGTGGATGCAGCACCTGTCTGACCTGTTGGACCTGCGGATCCAGTAGCTCCTGTAGCTCCTGTAGCGCCAGTTGCTCCTTGGGGTCCTGTAGGTCCTGTTGCGCCAACATTAATCAAAACCAAGATTACTGAATGGTTGTTTGCAAATCCTGGTGTTGTTCCAGTTCCACCGCTCGTAAGCAATGAAACCGCTACTTCAACATATCCTGTTTGTGGAACAGCGTTAGAAGTTACATTGAATTTTTGGTAGTTGTTTGAATCGTTTGCATCTTGGATGTAAAGAACATCGTTAGTCTTGATAAGAGCAAGGAAGATGTCAATGTCATAACCATCTTTGTCAATGTGTGAAATTTGTAATTGTGTTGCAGAAGTTTGCGTTGCGTTGTTATAAGAAATATAAGTATTGCCTGGGTCACCAGAAGTTGAACCAGTATTAATCTTGTAATCATAGAACGATGAAGATTGACCTTGAGCTCCTGTGGCTCCAGTAGGTCCTGTCACCGTAGATGCTGCTCCAGTTGCTCCAGTAGCGCCTGTTGCCCCAGTGGCTCCTGTGGCTCCTGTGGAACCAGTGGCTCCAGTTGGGCCAGTGACCGTAGATGCAGCACCGGTAGCTCCTGTAGGTCCTGTGGCTCCTGTGGCTGCTGCTGTTCCTTGAGGACCAGTAGAACCAGTAGGGCCTGTGAAACCAGTAGGTCCCGTAAATCCAGTTGGACCTGTAGCTCCAGTAATGCCTTGTGAACCCGTAGGTCCGGTTACTGTACTAGCAGCACCTGTTGCGCCTGTTGCGCCCGTGGCTCCTGTAGCTCCTGTTAAACCTGTAGCTCCTGTCGGTCCTGTAACTGTGGAAGCAGCTCCTGTTGCACCAGCAGCTCCTGTAGCACCTGTAGGACCTGTTATTGTTGATGCAGAACCAGTAGCTCCTGTGGATCCAGTTGGACCAGTGTTTCCAGTGGCACCAGTTGAACCTGCTACACCTGTTGGACCAGTTGAACCTGTTGCACCTTGATTACCTTGTGGACCAGTATAACCTGTGGGTCCTGTTGGACCAGTAATGCCTTGTGCGCCAGTAGGTCCAGTACCACCAGGACCAGTAGCTCCAGTAGGTCCAGTAGCACCCGTAGAAGATGCAGAACCTGCTGGACCAGTATAACCTGTTGGTCCTGTTGGACCTGTAGCACCTACGCTACCAGTAGCACCCGTTGGACCCGTATTAACCCATGGTAGATTATTCCAGTTAGTAGTACCATCACCAATTTTAAATCCTGGACCAGGAGCTGTTGCTGTTGCAGGACCTGTTGCAGGAATGGTTTGTGGTGGGCCTGCATCAATGCACACGCCCATTTCGCCGGCCATCAAAATTGGGTTGTAGTTGTACCAGTTAGCCTGGGTATCTCTACGCATTTGAACTAATACAGCCATTTAAAATCCTCTTCTTTTTATAATATCTCTTCTTTGGTCAAGTACATATTCTGCTGGTGATGTTCCAGCTGCACCTTGACTTGCGTCAAAGGTTCCTACGGCTACTACACAAGAACCAGTAGCTGCCGCTGAGCTAACATTACTTGCTACTTTAGAATAAGTAAATGTTGTTGTGGTTGGTACTGTTGCTATTCTATACGTTCCATCAAACGTAGTGTCAATATTAGAAACATAAACGCTTTGTCCTACGGCGAATCCATGGGCAACTGGCGTTGTTAATGTGGCAATATTTGATGTCAATGCTTTATTAGAAACTGTAACTCCTGCTGCCAGTGGTGTGGCATCTGGTGCAATGAGATAGTGGAATTGAATTGATAAAGCCGCGCCGCCATCAACAATTGTTTCATCTTGGTGGTCAACGAGCAATTGGTCCTGCTGATTCTGCAACTCTCTTTTTAAAGTTGTCATCATGCGCGATATAGTAACGTTACTACGTCCTTGCAGAACGTCATTACCCGGCGCAGTCCAAACGGCTCTGATAACAATCACCCAACCTTTTCAATTGACATGGTAGGAAGCACACTTACTTTCTTAGTTTGATTCTGAGTTATTTCTAATATAGCTGCTTGCAATTCGGCATCACTTAATTCTTTAATTGAAGTTTCAGTTTTAATATTAAGAGTCTGCGACTGCTGAATATAACCAGTTGCCTTTAAATAAAGTTCGGCACTTTTGGTGTCACCAGAGATTCCTTTAATGTAAATTGCATCAAGTAACTTCTGAGTTCTTTCAGGGCTTTGGGACATTCCTTCGACGCCAAGTTTCCAACGCTCTATAAACTGTTTTTTCTTTTCCCAAGTTCCTAATGTATTAAAATGTACACCATGTTCTTCGGACCAAGCCTTCTTCGTGCTAGGCATTCTAGAGTCTTCAGGGGTCAGCAGCCAGGCAAGATATGCTTCTTGTTCTTGTGAAAGGAATAAGTTTTCTGTTCTGGCCATTAGGCATTATCCTTCTGATTAAATGTGTCCTACATAGTATATAAAATATTTTACATAGATTTGGTGATATATCACAAGTATATCAGATAATACTGTGTTTTGTCTTGACAAGGCATTACTATGACTGCTATAATGAACTTCTTACTTCTAGGAACTGCAGAAGAAAGAAGAGAAGTTATAATAACTTCTTCTACTTCTTAAGCTTCTTGAGCAGTAAGAAGTTAACTTCAAACGGATAATACTATCACAAAATAAGGAGAAAGCCAAAATGGCCGCAGAAACAATTAAATTCAGATTAGGTAAGAACCCATTAATTAAAGAGAAGATTATAATATTAGAAGAAACAGATGGAAGAAAAGCAGTCATCTTCCCGCAATACAGAATTAAAGAAGACATACAGCATGCTGAGGTTGCCAAAGAAGGAGAACTGTTAGACCTTACCGGCAAGTGGGGTGTAGACAAGAAGTCAGGCGCACCGCAATTTTTTGTAGATTCAGCATACAATGCCGCATATACAGCACCTTACGTATTTGAAAATAAACCTAAGACTAAAGTATATAAGGCAGATGAAGTGGATCCAGTTAACGACTTCATTATCGGTGGCCTTTCCACAGGTGGTAAGCCTATAGTAGCTTCAGACCCTAAAGAAGATAAGAAGCAATATTATACTGACGGCGACTGGTACTGGTATCAAGGCAACGCCCACAAAACACCTACGAGTTTTTAATTTTTTTTATTTTATGAGAACTATACCATTAAATATAAGAATAGAAAACGCCGTAAAGAAAACGGACAGTAACTGCTGGCTTCTCAAACCCCACAAGGGCTGTAATGGGTATGCCAAGTTAGAAATACGAGGAGTGTACAAACGAGCACACAGAGTGGCCTACGAAACATATGTCGGATCCATCCCTGAAAAGATGATGGTCTTACACCATTGCGATATTAGGAACTGTGTTAACCCTGAACATCTATGGATTGGTACTGCCAAGCAGAACACTGATGATATGATTAAAAAAGGTAGGTCACGATTTGTAGGTAGACCTAAGAAGCTACAGGATTTTGAAATAGACAAAATCTCTGATACAATAGAAGCCTCTTAGGAAAGCCCTGAGAGACCTTAGGAGCAATCCTAAGGTACATAATCAGTGATGATGAACTAAATAGTAACGAACTACTTCTATGGGATTAGAGCAGTTCTCTCGAAGGAAAGGGCCAGGGATTAACTTCTCTGGTCTTTTTCTTATTATACCCTGAATGATATTTGGCATTGATAATAATAAACATAGGGCAGTACTTAAGGAAAAAGGGGGGGGGGGGTACCGGGAAAAGAAGGCGGCGGGGGGGTAAGGATTCTGAAGATATGCCGTATGTCCCTAGATAGATAGAGTATCTA